CCATCTGGTGCATCATCTAAAATGCCTGGTGCTTTATCAGCAAAAATCTTTGACGACGTGGAAGTCGAAGGAGAAGTGGTAAAAGAAGACAGTAAAGAGGACATCGCAGCAGTACTTAAGGGTGCTGATCTTGACGAAGAGTTCACTAAGAAAGCAACTACTGTTTTTGAAGCAGCTGTTGACGCAAAGGTCACAGCAAAGATTGACTCCCTTAAGGAGCAAGCAGCAGCAAAATTCGTTGAAGAAATCGAATCAATGAAAGACGAGTTTGCTGGCCGCGTAGAGAATTTCCTTTCATATGCTGCAGAGGAGTGGCTCAAGGAGAACGAACTTGCTGTTGAGCAAGGTCTCCGTACTGAAGTCACAGAGACATTCATGGAAGGACTAAGGAAATTGTTCATCGAATCAAACATCAACGTTCCAGATGAGAAACTGGATCTTGCTGCTGAGATGAGCGAGAAACTAGATGCAATGGAAGACCGACTTAACGAACAGGTTAAGAAGAACGTTGAACTACACGAGGTAGTGGGTACCTATCGTAAAAATGAGATTTTGAGTGAACTTACCAGAGGTCTCGCAGAGACACAGAAGGATAAGTTTAAATCCCTTGCCGATGCAGTCGAGTTCAAATCTGAAGAGTCGTACCGTGAGAAGCTAGGTCAGATTAAGGAATCATACTTTGGTGCTCCAAAGGCTGAGACTGTAACTGAAGTTGCTTCAGAAGAATCTGCTCCAGAAGCAGAAAAACAACTTGAAACTGTTAGCGAAAGTATGCAGGCTTATGTCGAGCAACTCGCTAAAAGGATCTAATTCACTCTCTTAAACTAACATTTTAAAATGTTCAATACAGAAAAACTACAGGAGAAGTGGAATCCCGTACTAAAGCATGATGGTCTTCCTGAGATTAAGGATAACTATCGTAAAGCGGTTACCGCACAACTCCTAGAGAACCAAGAAAGGTTCATGCGTGAGGAAAAGCAAATCCTTACAGAGGCACCTACTAACGCAGGTCCTATTAATACACCTACTACATCAACAGGTAATGTATATGGTTTCGACCCTATCCTTATCAGCTTGATTCGTCGTGCTATGCCTAAGCTTATTGCTTATGACATCGCAGGTGTTCAGCCAATGAATGGTCCTACTGGACTAATCTTCGCAATGAGATCACGCTACGTTAACCAGACAGGTAACGAAGCATTCTTCGATGAGCCAGACGCACAGTTCTCTGGAACTGACGGTGGTACTCCTCCAACAGCAACAACTGAGAAAAACCCAGGTTTGATCAACGATGCTACTGGTGGTGGAACAACTGAAGGAAACTATGACCTAGCTTCTTCTAAGTTCAGCACATCTGAGATGGAATCTCTTGGAGAAGGTGCTTCTACAGCGTTCATGGAAATGGCGTTCAGCATCGACAGAATTGCTGTTGAAGCTAAAGGTAGAGCATTAAGAGCAGACTACTCAGTTGAACTTGCTCAAGACTTGAAAGCAATCCACGGATTAGATGCCGAGTCTGAACTAGCAAACATTCTTTCTACTGAGATCCTTGCTGAAATCAACAGAGAAGTTGTACGTACTGTATACAGAGGTGCTAAGCCTGGTGCTCAGGTTAACACAGCAAATGCAGGTGTATTTGACTTAGACGTTGACTCAAATGGAAGATGGTCTGTTGAGAAATTCAAAGGTCTACTATTCCAGATCGAAAGAGATGCTAACGCAATCGCACTAGAGACTCGTAGAGGAAAGGGTAACGTAATCATCACTTCTAGTGATGTTGCTTCTGCTCTTGCTATGGCGGGTGTTCTAGACTACTCTTCAGGTATCACACAGGCAACTGGTGGACTTGGCGAGATTGATGACACAGGAAACACATTCGTTGGTACAATCAACGGAAGATTCAAGGTGTACATCGACCCTTATTCTGCAAACGTTTCAGCTGACCAGTACTACGTTGTTGGTTACAAAGGTTCTAACGCATATGACGCAGGATTATTCTACTGTCCTTACGTGCCTCTACAGATGTACAGAGCGATTGGTCAGGATACATTCCAACCACGTATCGGGTTTAAGACTCGTTATGGAATGGTTCTTAACCCATTTGCTAAGGGACTTACAGCACTTTCAAACTCTGATCCACAGCATGCTACTAACATTGGTGCTAATGCTTACTACAGAAGAGTTAGAGTTGCTAACCTAATGTAATCCTGTATCAGGATATACACATATCACTTTACAAGGGGCGGTCTCGCCCCTTTTTTTATGCTAAATTATACTAATGCAATGAGACCATGAACGGAAGATTGAACAAAGTGCAAATGCTTGCGAAGGTAATGCGGATGAAAGATGGTCTACATCGTCATCAGTGGTACCCTCATTGGAAGGACGATGAGAGAGCAGCAGCTCAGATGATCCTAAATAATGTATTAGATGTATTAGATGAGTATTGGGAATGACATCCTCAAGTAAGTTATTTTCACCTGATAGTAAGAACTTCCTCTCACCCGTTGGGTTTAAATTTCTTATAGAGAGAATCCCTACAGTAGAATTCTTTTGTCAGACAGTAAATATACCAGAAATAAGTATAGGTAATAGAAACATTGAAACCAGAGTCAAGGCATATGACACACCTGGTGACAAGATGACCTTTGGTGATCTCAACCTAACGTTCTTGATCAACGAGAACATGGACAACTATTATGAGATCTACAAATGGTTGAAGGGTCTTGCCAACCCTAGACATGAAGAAGAGTTTCATCAGTACCTACGTGGTATTAAGGAATCAGGTAGACAAGATAACTTTAGAAAGGCAACTACAGATGCTAGACTCTTAGTACTAGACAGCAACTTCAACAGTATCACATCAGTTGTATTCATGGATCTATTTCCTGTGTCACTCAGTGGTGTGAGGTTATCAGCAGATGCTACTGACATTGATTACGTTACTGCTGATGTCACGTTTAAGTATACTCTACTAGAGTTCATAGATAGTGATGGAGAGAAAGTATAATACAATAAATCTTTATTATGAAAATAGCAATAGTGGGAGCAGGGAATGCAGGGTGTGTCACTGCACTCCATTACCATAAGTATTTGAAAGAGGCGGTAGATAATTATGAGATAGATATTTACCATAGTCCAGATCAACATCCAATAGAGAAGGTAGGACTAGGAACGTTACCCGCAATAGTAGATCTAGTCTCTTCAGTATTTGGTAGTAATTGGTATCATAATTCTATTGACTCCACGTTTAAAACTGGAATACTATATGAGGGTTGGGGTAAGAGAAATGATAAGTTCTTTCATCCATTCCAAATGCATTTGATGGCAATGCATTTTGTTCCAAACAAATTATCAAAGGCAGTTTTAGAATCAGAATACTTTAATGCTATTGAAAAGACAATAACAGAACCAGAGAAAGAGATAGATGCTGATCTAATATTTGACTGTAGAGGTAGACACAATAGAGATAAGAGCAACTATGAGACACTCATCAATCCTTTAAACTCTGTACTCTTGTGTAGGAAAGAAGGTAGGGATCCTGATTTAATCTATACTAGAACTGTTGCTACACCTAATGGATGGACATTTGTCATTCCAAATAAAGATAGTGTTTCTTATGGGTACTTGTATAATGATAAAATCACATCGAAGGCAAGTGCTAGAGATGATTTCCTGAAGAGATTTGATCTACCTAAAGTAGATGATGCTTTAAAGTTTGAGAATTATATGGCTAAGAATATATTTGTTGGTGAGAGGACAGTATTAAATGGAAATCACTTTGGGTTCATAGAACCACTAGAAGCAACATCTATCGGTATCTACATATCAGTTTGTAGAAAGGCATGGGATTATATCTTTGGACATAAGAGTAGGGAAGAATGTAATCATGAGATGAAAGTTAAAATGAAAGAGATAGAAACATTCTTTCTCTGGTTATACCAACATGGATCTAAGTATGACACACCTTTCTGGGAGCATGCTAGGTCACTACCATTCAATCCTGACTCAAAGTTCTATGAGATGTGTAGTGACGAGACTATGGAATATGTTTATGGTAACTGGGCACAATATAGTTTCGATATTTTTAGGAAGTATATATAATACAACAGATCATTTAGTATGAATCTTGAAATGATTGAGTCCATGTGGAAAGAGGACTCTAAACTTGATGATGAAAAATTAGATCATGACTCTCTCGCTATACCGAGGAAGCATGCTAAGTATCTACAGTTGCTTAATCAAGTAACGATGCTCAGAGATGAGCATGAATTAAAACTTAAGTCACTTTACCGTGAACTCTGGGAATTTTATACTGGAAAGTCAACCAAGCCATTTCCTACTAAACTTCTAAAAACAGACATCTCTATCTACATTGATAGTGATGAAAAATACCAGAAGGCTGTGTTTAAGCTGAAGTATTATAACCAGATGATTGATACTCTCAAAAGTATACTAACGGCTGTGAACCAACAATCCTTTCTTATTAAGAATGCGATTGAGTTTGCCAAAATGCTAAAGGGTTACGATGTCTGATGTCCTCATCAAGAAAAAGAACGAAGTATATCTCACACTAGATTGCCCATCACATGTACAGTATGAACTGGCAGACGAGTTCACCTTTGAGGTGCCTCAAGCAAAGTTTATGTCTGCCTACAAGAAGAGGTATTGGGATGGAAAAATCAGATTATTCAGTCCAGCTACGGGTGAAATATATGCTGGCTTGCTACCTTACATTACAACTTTTTTACAGGAGCGAGGATACCCATACGCATTCGTCGACAACGATGTCTACGGACTTCCAGAAGAAGTGGATGACCTTGTTACACCCACTGGTGTCGGGGCATTCGTTAAGGGATTACAGTTACCTCACAAAGTAAGGGACTATCAGTACCAAGCAATATATGAAGCAATGAAGTATAGGAGGAGACTCCTCCTATCACCTACTGCGAGTGGTAAGAGTTTAATGATATATGCTCTCTGTAGATACTTTGGTAAGAAAAACCTAAAGACCCTCATTGTAGTCCCTACTACGTCCCTTGTAGAGCAGATGTATAAGGACTTCCAAGATTATGGTTGGGCAGCAAAACATTATTGCCACAAAGTATATGGCGGGGCGACCCCATTTTCTGATAAGGATGTTATAATAACTACATGGCAATCAATCTATAAGTTACCTAAGAAATACTTTGAAACCTTTGGAGCAGTCATAGGTGATGAAGCACATCAGTTTAAAGCAAAGTCTTTGACTGGTATCATGAATAAGTTACATGACTGTAAGTATAGAATAGGGTTTACTGGTACATTAGATGGGTTACAGACGAACAGACTGGTCTTAGAGGGTGTCTTTGGTACTGTTAACAAGGTAACCAAGACAGAGAGTCTTATTAAAGAAGGACATCTTTCTGAGTTTGAGATCAAAGTCCTGATGCTAAAGCATAAGTGGCAAGAGTTCGATAGTTACCAAGATGAAATGGAGTACATATGCTCCCATGAAGGTCGCAATAGATTCATACGTAACCTCGTATGTGATCTAGAAGGTAACACACTGGTACTATTCAACTATGTTGAGAAACATGGGATGCCATTATTCGATCTGATAAATAATCATGTAGGAGATTCAAGACAAACATTCCTCATCTATGGTGGAGTAGACACAGAGGATAGAGAGAAAGCAAGGAGAATTGCTGAGACCACTAGAGATAGTATAATCGTAGCATCGTACGGAACTTTCTCCACTGGTATCAACATAAGAAACCTACATAATGTAGTATTCGCATCCCCTAGTAAGTCGCGAATAAGGAATTTACAGTCAATCGGACGGGTACTCCGTAAGGGAGACAATAAAAGAAAAGCTGTACTATATGATATAGCAGACGACATCTCAAAAGGAGGTCGTAGAAACTATACTCTCAACCATCTGGTTGAACGTGTGAAAATATACAATGAAGAATCATTCGATTATGAATTTATTGATGTCAACTTACAAACAAAATAGATATGCCAACTGAAGAATTTTGTGGAGCACTTAAGATGATCTCTGGAGAAGAGATACTATCAAGGGTGTCTTCAGTTAACGATGAGAACGGACACTACCTTATACTAGATAATCCTATAGTGGTTGAAGAGGTTACTATGGATTCCAGAGTAGGTGCCAAGGTATCCCCATGGATGAAGTTCTCTAAAGAGAGATCCTTTATAGTACCTATTGATAGAGTCATCACTGTTGTAGAGTGTGATGGTGAAGTAGAAACATTCTATGAGATGTCTATTAGTAAGATTGATCCTGAGTACGCAAAAACCCCACCTAGGAATCAAGGTAGGGTTGGTACTGTTGAGGAGTCTAGAGCAATTCTAGAATCTATATTTAAGAAAAGAAATAAATGGTCCTAATTAACCTTTGAACCTGCTACACAGTTAGTGTACACACTTTTAAGTATGTTGTCAAGCTTGACGTGGAAACGTTAACAATGTATACTAAGAATAACCAAATCTATTGGTATGAAAAAGAAGTCAGAACACTACGTTAACAATAAAGAATTCCTTCTTGCTCTTGTGGATTTCAAGGCAGAATGTAAGGTTGCTGAGGAGAATGGAGAACCCAGACCCCAGATCAGTAACTACATAGGAGAATGTTTTCTTAAGATAGCAACACACCTGTCATACAAACCTAACTTTGTCAATTATATGTTCAGAGAGGACATGATATGTGATGGGATAGAGAATTGTGTACAGTACATAGGAAATTTTGATCCTAGTAAGTCCAGTAATCCCTTTGCTTACTTTACTCAGATCATATACTATGCTTTTCTACGTAGGATATCAAAAGAGAAGAGACAGTTAGAGATTAAGAATAAAATAATTACTAAGTCAGGGTATGATCAGTTGTTCCACAGTGATGGTAACGATAATCACTCAGAGATGAACAGTATAAAAGAAAACGTACAGGTAAAATCAAATTGAACATAGCAATTATAACTGATCAGCACTTCGGTGCTAGGAAGTCTAGTCGACATTTTCATGATTACTTCCTTGACTTCTATGACAACGTATTCTTTCCGTACCTTGAAGAAAATAATATTAAAGTACTTTTAGA